AGGAACAAATACAATTAGGAGTAAAGGAATATAATCCTTTTAATTCTTTAACATGGCACATCCCTGTAAAACAAGGAATGATTATTATATTTCCTTCTAATCTAAAACATTCGGTAAATAAAATAATAGAGGATAAAACTAGAATAAGTTTATCTTTTAATAGTTTTGTTAAAGGAAGGATTGGAAATAAAGAAGATTTAACAGAAGTAAAATTATGACACAAATTATTAAACAAAGTCACAACTTCTTATCTAAAGAACATAAAAGCCATATAAAAGAATTAATAGAAAAAGCTAAACTTCCTTTTTATATGGGAACTGCTTTTGGTAAAACTTTAAAATATCCTTATTTATCACATGTAATACTTAAAAGACCTGAAGATAGAAATGTTAATGATATTGGATTTAATTCTAAATATTCCCCGGGAAACACTTTTAATTCTGAATATACAGATATATTTCTAGACTTTTTATTTGCTTTTTGTGATAAACATAAAATAACAATTAATAAAATTTTTAGAATTGCTGTTAACTTAACCTTTAATATTAAATTAAATAGGTGTCCCTCTCATATTGATCATCCTTTTAATCATAAACAGTTAATTATTTATTTAAATGATTGCGATAAAAATGCCCAAACCGTTCTTCTTAAGAATAATAAAATAACTGACAAAATAACTCCTAAAAAATATAAAGGAGTTTTATTTAAAAAGTGCTCTCATTATCAAATTTATCCTAAAAAAGGACCCCGAATTATAGCTATCTATACCTTCGATTAAAGATATTGAATTTATTAATAATCTGATATATTACCTCCTAAACAGGTTTTTATATGCTACAAAAGATAGGATTTTTACCAGGATTCAATAAACAAATTACCCCTACCGGAGCAGAAGCGCAATGGACAGAGGGAGAAAATGTTAGATTTAGATACGGCACTCCTGAAAAGATAGGAGGATGGGCATCGTTAGGAGATAAAAAATTAACTGGTGCTACTAGAGCCCTTCATCATATGGTTAATAAGGAGGGTATTAAATACGCTATCTTAGGTACTAATAGAATTTTATATGTTTATTCTGGAGGAGTTTACTATGATATTCATCCATTAGTTAATCCATCAGGCACAGCTATTACTAATGCATTTACTACTACTAATAGTAGCACAACTGTTACAGTAACTTTTGGTTCTGCTCATGGTTTGGTTGCTGGAGACATTATTTTATTTGGAGATTCTTCTACATTTAGTTCTATTACTGATTCTGTTTTTGATGCTACTACCTTTTGCGATAAAAAATTTATGGTATTATCTGCACCTACTAATGATACTATTACCATTAATGCCGGAGCGACTGAAACTGATTCAGGAGCCACAACTTCTGGAGGAATAACTTATTATAGATACTACCACGTAGGTCCAGCTGACCAGGTGGGAGTATTTGGGTGGGGTATATCTCAATTTGGTGGTACGGTAACTAATCCTCAAACCAATACTTTAGATGGAGCTTTAGGAGATAATGTCTATGGAACTGGCGGCTCAGGAACTAGTATTGTTTTAGATTCCGTTACAGGTTTTCCAACTACAGGAACCAATTACATTTTAGTAGGGACAGAAGAAATTTCTTATACAGGAGTTTCGGGAACCACAACATTAACCGGAATTACTAGAGCAGTGCGAGGAACCACTCGAGCGGCTCATTCAGATGGAGCAACAGTTACCAATACCAGTGATTATGCTGCTTGGGGTCAAGCGGCAGCCACAACCGATAAAGTAGCTGAACCTGGATTATGGTCGTTAGATAATTTGGGATCTACTTTAGTAGCTTTAATTTTTAATGGAGCTGTGTTTGAATGGGACGCTGATGCAACTAATGCAACAGCAACACGAGCCACTGTTATTTCTGGAGCACCCACTGCATCTAGGGATATGTTAGTATCAACACCCGATCGTCACTTAGTTTTATTTGGAACTGAAACAACTATAGGAAACACAGCTACACAAGATGACATGTTTATAAGATTTTCTTCTCAAGAAGATATAAATACTTGGACACCAACCGCAACCAATACAGCTGGTACACAAAGACTGGCCGCTGGATCACGGATCATGGGAAGTGAACTAGGTAGAAACGCACTTTACGTATGGACAGATACCTCATTATTTACCATGCGTTTTGTGGGTCAACCTTTTACTTTCGCATTCGAACAAGTAGGAACTAACTGTGGTTTAATTGGAAAAAATGCGGCGGTTGAAGTGGATGGTGCTGCGTATTGGATGTCTGAAAACGGTTTCTTTAGATTTACTGGTAAACTAGAATCTTTAGACTGTTTAGTAGAAGACTATGTCTATGATGATTTAAATAAAACTTCTAACCAAATGATTTATTGTGGATTGAATAACTTGTTTGGAGAAGTAATGTGGTTTTATCCTACTGCTGATTCAAATGTAAACAATAGATGTGTTCTTTATAGTTATTTAGATTCAACCATTAACAGACCTATTTGGTATACTAATGCTAGTTCTCTCTTTCCAAGAACTACTTGGGTTGACTCAGCAATCTTTGGTTTACCACATGCAACTAATTATGATGCTGATACAGACACATCTTTTGATGTGACTGGAAATTATGATGGAGTAACTTATTACTATGAACATGAAACAGGAGTTAATCAAATTAAAATAGGAACTACAAGCGCTATCCCATCTAATATATTATCTGGAGATTTTGACATTACACAAGATCAAAGACAAGGAATTACTTTTAGAGGAGATGGGGAATTTATAATGAGAGTTAGTAGATTTTTACCAGACTTTATAACCCAAGCAGGAAATACAATTGTTACATTAAACCTTAGAGATTTTCCAAATGACACAGCAGCTAGTTCAACATTAGGACCCTTTACCATTACCTCTTCTACTCAATATAAATCTTGTAGAGCTAGGGGTAGAGCGGTTGCCGTTAAGATAGCAAATACCGCAGTAGATTCCAATTGGAAGTTAGGAACTTTTAGATTAGATGTGCATGCAGGAGGAAGAAGATAATGGCTAAAATAGTACAATCATTAACTAGAGCAAGTCCAGACTATAGAGAAGATGTAGCACAATCACTTGTGCGAGACTTAGACGCCGTGTTAGAAAAACTAAATACAACGTTTCAAGAAGAATTAAAACAGGAGATAGAAGCTAGAAGCTTCTTTTTAGAATAATGGCTGCTGTTGTTAATCAATATAAATTTGTAGGAGTAGATAATGATACTACTAATGGAGAACTAAATCCGTTTGGTAGTGGTAATCCTTTAGTTAGTGAAACGTATGTTATTAAATCTATTCTTGTTACATCAGCTGGAACCCCGAGTGTGACTGTTACTAATAATGCTATTACAACTATTAAAACCGCAGCTTTAGATGCCAATACAACAAGAGAATTATTAACCCAACCGTTAATAGTAGAGGGTGGAAAAACCCTTACAATTAAAGCAGGCAGCACAGATTCATTTGATTTTGCTGTCAGCTACTTAAACATTAAGAAAGAAGTAACTACATAATGAAAACAACAATAATAAATGGAAAAGAAGTGCCGGTAGTAAAACCAGCAAAGGTAACAACAACTATAAAAAATAAGAAAACAGGAGAGGAATATAAGACCGAGGAAGAGTGGAAAGCAAAAGGAGTGGCCGAAGAGGACATCAGAAGAGATGTCCATGTTTTAATGCCAAACCTTGATCTTTTTTCAAAAACAAAGTAAGATAATAAACCCGAGTAAAATAGGCAAAATTATGGCAATAACAGATATACAAATTTCAGAAGAATTAGAAACAGGAGCGCCTTCAATTAGATATAGAGGCAAAGAAGGACCAAGACCCCCAATGCAATCACAAGAAGAAATGATGATGGCTAAACAAGTATGGGATGCTATGGGTCCAGAAGAAAAAGGTCAGTTTTCTAACTTCGATGAATTCTTTAGAAGCGGTGTTTGGAAACAAATACTACAACAAGCACAACAAGATGAGATGCAAGAACAACAAGGCATCGGGAGTCTTGGACCACGGAACATGGAACAAGGACCTGGAAGAATCCCTGCAAGATTCGGCGGTGATATGGAAGAATTAAGTATGAGAGAAACAATAGATACTCCACAAGGAATTGAAACGCTAGATGAAAAAGAAACTATGCAAGTAGCTGGCGGTGGTCTTAGAGGTGAAAAAGCTCAAGAGATAGCTATGCAAATAGCTGAAGAACAATATGGAAGAGATTTTTATGATCTTCCTTTTGAACTACAAATGAAGGTATATAATATAGCTTTAGATATCTGGGACAGCAGAGGAGAATAATGCCATTTAAATCAGAAAAACAAAGAAGATACCTATGGGCTAACGAGCCAGAGATCGCAAGAGACTGGACCGATACCTATGGAAGTAGAATTCAAAAAAGTAAGGGTGGTATAACTGATATGGTAACAGTGCCAAAACATTGGCAATCTGCACCGGATCATCCTAAAACAGAATTAGCATACATTACAAAAAAAGAAAAAGATTTATTAGTTAAAAAAGATTTACACAACTCTTTAAAAGATGGACCTAATACCGGACCTGGTGGAGTTATGTCATTAAACGGCGATCTAGCTGATATGGAGGCTGGTATTACTGGCGCAGATATAAGTGCTGCAGAAACAGGAGGATCACCAAAAGGTATGAGTGATAAGAGAGCAGCTGAACTTCGTGCAGGTTTTATAGCTGCAGGAGGAGGTGGAGGAAAACCAAGCAAAGATGATTCACCAGAAGTTAAAAAACAATTTAAAGAAATTAAAAAAGCGTCTAAGACAAGAAAAGCTACACAAAGAAAAAAAGACTGGTTTCAAAAAAATTTACAAAAAAAATATAAAGCTTATTTAGATAAATATAATTTAACCGAAGACCAAATAGAAGAATTATTAGGATATGGAAGAGATTTAACTTATGACCAATTCAGAGAGTATTTAATGAAGCAACCTCTAGTGGCGGATTTGGACGATTCATTAGATGCACTTTATAATATAGAAAAATCAAAAAGAAAAAAACCTCATTCAAATCCATTAGGTTTACTGTATGCAAGAACAGATGCAGACACTCGTATAGAACTACCAGGTATGCTAGGTCAGCTTCAAGGAGACCCTACTTATGATAATTTTATGACAGGATTAAATAGAATGGCACATATGAAATCAGTATTAGATCAAGATGTAGTATCACAAAAAGATATAGATAATTATCTTAGTTTAACTATGGGTAAAGGTGGAGTAGATTACACAGGAAAAACTGTTAAGCCATTATATACTCCAACTGGAGGAGAAGGTGGAGATAGAGGATACATGGGTTATCCTAGTTACGCAGCATGGCTAGCCGCTCAAAATCAAGGTGGCGGAGGTGGAGGAATCACTACAGCAACAGCATCGACTCCATCAGCATTTCAACAATCATTAAATACTGGAGTAACATCTTCTGTACCTTATTATGTTGGAGCTGATCCAACAGCTGCTAACTTAGCATGGGGACAACAGTTTAATGTGGACCCAAGAACTATGTACAGAACTACATTTGCTGATGGTGGACCAATCAGACAAAGATATTTCTTAGGTAAATTAGTTAAGAAGATAGGAAGAGCTGCGAAGAAAGTTATTAAGAGTCCTGTAGGTAAGATGGCGTTGTTAGGACTAGGAGCTTATGGTTTAGGAGGAGCAAAATTTTTAGGTGGTCAAGGTATATTTGCAGGTGGACAAGGATTACAGCGTTTTGCTAATCTTAAAAATTTAAAAGATGTTGCTGGATTTAAACAATTACTTACGGGTGGTGGTAAAGATGACATGTACGAGGGTAAATGGAATCCATGGAAATTAGGAATTGCTGGGTTAACAGCAATGCCATTCTTAATGGGTAGTGGAGATGACAAAGAAGAAGACAAAGCTTTTGATTATGATGCAGCTAAGAATGCATATATAAATGAAATTATGAGAATTAGAAGAGATGCTATGGCTGGTACTTTAGATCCAAGTCAATTTGTTTATCAAGGAGTTAAAGATGGTGGAAGAATTGGTGGTGGTACACCTTACTACGACGATGGTAAATATTTAGGGACTTATACAAGCGCAAGAGATTTTTATGAAGACTATCCTGAACATAAACCTGAAGATAGAGGAAGAGGAAGAAAAAGGAGAGGGAAAGCTCAAGGCGGAAGTATTGGGTATCAAGGTGGTGGAATGGAAGACCCAATGTTAGTAGATGAATATAAAAAGTATGTATTTGAAATGGAAGAGATGGGATTACAACCTATGTCTTTCGAAGAATTTAAACAGCAGGCTATAGCAGGTATGGCTAGTGGCGGAAGAGCAGGATACTATGCAGGTGGCCAATCTATCCCATCAGAAAATACAATGATTGATGCTAGTAAAACAGCTATGCAAGATAGACTAGGTGGAATTACAGATGTAATGAAAACAGCTGATTTATATCGTCAAGGAGATATTGGTCAAATGTACATGGCTGAGGGTGGACCTACGCAAGAAGCAGGGATCATGGACCTTGGAGGTGTAGAAAAAGATTACAGAGAAACTGGTGGGTTCGTTCCTATCGGTAAAGAAGAAAAAGCTGATGACGTTCCAGCAAGACTAAGCCTTAACGAATTTGTGATGACAGCGGATGCAGTTCGTGGTATGGGTGATGGAGATATAGATCAAGGTGCAGAACGTATGGAAGATCTTATGGAAACATTAGAAGTAAAAGGTAAAAAAAATCAAGGAGCTCAAGATATGTTTGAAGTTTCGGAAAGGTTAAGCGCGGTAGTATAATGGCAACAGAAACATCGATAACTAGACAGGCCCCCTATATTGAGGCCCTAGGTGAACAGTACGGAAAAGATTTAACGGCATTAACTGCAAAGGCAATGCCAACGGCAACCTATGCGCCAACGGTTGCAGGTCAAGATCCAGCTCAACAAGCAGCTTATACAATGGCTACAACACAAGGCCAAGGTATTGGAGCTTATGCACCATACATTACACAAGCTGGAGCATATCAAACTCAAGCTGCAGGATTAACCGGACCGGGAGCAGGAACTGGAGTAGGATCAATTGCTTCTTACATGTCTCCTTATCAACAACAAGTTATAAATGAAACATTAAAACAATATGATCTTCAAGCACAAAAAGGTTTAGCTGGTATTGGAACTCAAGCTGCGATGTCAGGTAATCTTGGCGGCGGTAGAGAAGGTGTTATGAGATCAGAATATCAATCACAATCAGATTTAAATAGAGCAATGTTAAATGCTCAATTATTACAACAAGGTTTTGGTCAAGCACAACAAGCAAGAGCAGCAGACTTTGGTCAAATCAGACAGTTAGCAGGAGATCAAACGCAGATGGCTGGCTTTGTACCAGGATTATATGGTCAAGATATTTCTCGATTAGGATCAGCGGGCGCGATCCAACAGGCTCAGACTCAAGCTGTTCTTGATGCACAAAGAGAAGCAAATAGAATGGCAGCTTATGATCCTTATGAAAGACTAGGATATATGGGAGCAGGACTTGGAAATATTCTAGGAGGAATGGGTGGCCAATATCAAACAACAATAAGACCTGACCCGACACCGTTGCAGAGTGCGTTAGGTATTTTATCAACGGGTATCGGAGTATACGATAAGTTTAGATAATGAGTAGAATATTTCACAGACCTATGTTTAGAACTGGAGGAAGCTCCAATAGTGGTATTACATCTGGATTAAGACAAGGATATCAAGGCGGTAAACTTGCTCAAGTTCAACAGGACTTAGCTATTTTAAATCAATTAGCTCCAGCTCCGGAACCACGAAGAAGTCAAGCAGGTTCTAATTTTTTAATTAACTTTGGTTTAGATTTAGCAAGCAGAAGTCCTCAAGGAAACATACTTCAAACTGCAGCCATGTCAGCAAGAGAACCTTTCCAAAGATTTCAACAAGAAAAAATGTATGAAGGAGCAGCTTCAGATAAAGCAGCTTCAGAA